CAGTCCAATGATGTAACTGGCAACATGGCGTGTTTTGAGCTCGCTCTTTTAGGTTCGAATCCTGGTTGGACTACATTTGGAAGCATAGCCTAATTGGTAAGGCAGCACTCTTGAAAAGTGCCGTGTCGGTGATGAATCGGCTTATAGGTTCGAGTCCTATTGCTTCCTCTAAAATAAACTAGATACTATAGCAATGTTTATTTTTATATGGGTCTTTAAGCTTTAAGGTGAAGCGCATGTTTGTGAAGCATGAGAACTCGGTTCAATACCGTGATGGACCCCAACAAGGAAAGCAAACCACGACGGTGAGTGGGTCCGCCTGCTAAGCGAGATGTTCGGATTAATGCTGGATGAGGTTCGATCCCTCTGCTTTCCGCACTATGCAAGTATAGCTCAATTGCGTTAGAGCATCGCACTGATACTGCGAAGGTTATAGGTTCAAATCCTGTTACTTGCACATAAAAGGACTTGTAGCTCAGAGGCAGAGCAGGCGGCTGTTAACCGTCAGGTCGGTGATTTCGAAATTCCCCAAGTCCGCAAAATTGAGAGTAAGGTAACTATTGGTTGGTTATCAACGGCTGTAACCCGTCAGGCCCAGAAAGGGGGTAGGTTCGATTCCTACTACTCTCACAAAAATAGATTTGGAAAATTAAAAATTCAAATTTATATTTATGATATAAAAACGGGGATGAAATGGTGTAGATTGCTAATGTAGTTCTTTAAGATGATGCAAGCAGTGTTAGTATTGGAAACACTTAAATAACCTATACAAACAATAAACGCTAACGTAGAATTATCTACTTGGACAATCGAAGATGCTTTGGCATTTGTAGATGGTGAAGCTATGGCAATTGCTGCCTAATTCACCCCGGGGCTTCACACACGTGCCTTGCAACAGAAGTGTATTTAAAAAGGAACTAAGAGGCTTACCTTTTCAAAAAAGAGTACTCGGTAGGTTTTCAGTCCCAATCGTTCGAGAAGCGGAACTGGTATTTTGTCTAGTTAGAAAACGAGACTAAGCTTGTGAATGAATCTATTGGGTTAGTTAGTAAGACTTCGGTTCGACTCCGAACATCTCCACAACAAAAAAGCATTTTTAAGAAAGTTTGGCTTAACTAAATTTTCAACTTATATTTAGGTATAAGAAAAAAGATAAGAAGCTCTTTGAAAATATTGAAACTGTGGTAATAAGTTGAGTTACTTCGTATGGCTTATATAAAATGAACTCACTTAAGCATTCCCGGTTAAAATCATTTAGGTGGTTAATTAGAAAGTTACTTCGCACGAATAGTTCAATGGTTGAACATTTTCATATCCAGAAAAAGTAACGGGTTCAATTCCCGTTTCATGCCCCAAAAAAACTTTCTTAAACATTCCCCTAAACTTATTTGATGAATAGTAAGGACCAGCGTTACTTCGCGTGCAAGGTGCACATTTAAATTTGGATTTTAAAAATCGCGGTTCAATTCCGCCTGAAACGCTACCAATGTTCTTTCATCATTTTTTATGTTCCTGAGGACAAAATGGTTGAGTCGTCACCCTTTCAAGGTGAAGGAGCGGGATCGTTACCCGTCAGGAATACAACAAGGTCTATTAGTGAATTGGTATCATATCTCACTGTCTATGAGAAGTGCTCGGATCGTAACCGTGATAGACCGCCAACAAATGCTTCTATAGCTCAATGGTCAGAGCAGGACGCTTATATCGTCAAGGCTACAGGTTCGAGTCCTGTTAGAAGTACTAAAAACAAAAATAAAATGAAAAAAATAGTAATCTACAAAGATGTAGAAAATGTAAACGGTAAAAAAGAACGTCATATTCTTCGTTCAATCCAGCCTAGTTATGAATGGCAAGGATATGCGAAAAATAAAAACAGTATGATAGATTCTGAAGTTAGGAATTTAGCACGTGCTTTAGAACCTAGTTTTACAGGATTCTATGTAGCATAAAGATATTTGCTGTAGTAATAAGTTGAGTTACTTCGTCTGACTTTTTAATTCATAAATGAAAAAACAACTCACTTAAACTTTCTCAGTAAACTTATTTTAAAATTGTGGGATGCGTAGAAAATGGTTATCTCGTCAGTCTCATAAGCTGAAGTTCCCGGTTCAAGTCCGGGTCCCGCAACATAAGTCCTTGATCAGGAACCGAAGATATGGTCGGCCTCTTGTGTAAACAATGCACACTGCTACCATCTAAACCGTAGGTTAGCACAGTTCACAACTCTGGGGATATTTTAAAAGTTGTATTTGGACGCATAGTTTAGTTGGAAAAACACTTGCCTTGTAAGCATGAGTTCTCGGGTCGGTTCCGGGTGTGTCCTCCAAAAATTGGTTCTATCGTTCAATGGATTAGGACAATTGCCTTCTAAGCAATTTATGCTGGTTCGAATCCAGCTAGAACTTCAATATGCTCCGATGGTGTAATTGGCAGCCACGCTAGACTTAGGATCTAGTGTCGTAAGACGTAAGGGTTCGAGTCCCTTTTGGAGCACTTAAAAAAATATTTGGCTAAGCAAAAAATTGGTCTTATATTTACGACATAATAAAGCAATTAAAAATTCTCTAACAATAAAAAATTAGTAGTAAAAATGGCACGTTACAATTCAAAAGCAACAACAGTTACTCCAACAGTAACAAACCACCAAGGTGGAACAGGGTACAAATACGACCCAAAAACAGAATTAATCTCAATATTAGCAACAGGCTTGGATAACAAGTATTATGAAAAAGTAGGTGAACGTGAACAACGTTTGGCCAAAGTCATAGAAGAAGTAGCTAAAAAAGACAAACTATTTGCTGCAAAAGCTCTAGTGTATGCTCGTACCGTAATGGGACAAAGAACAGTAACACACTTTGGTGCTGTAGAATTAGCTAAAGTATTAGGAGGTGATTCTCTAGGTTCTCGTTTCTTTTCAAAGCGTGAACGTAAACAAAATAAAGGTGGTATTATCTTCCGTTTGGATGATATGCTTGAAATTGCTGCTTGTTATCAAGCACGTAATGAAGGTAAACCATTTTCAAATGCAATCAAGAAAGGTTTTAAATCCGCTCTTGAATCAGCAGATGAATATGAATTAGCTAAATATCAAGCTAAAAATCGCGATTTATCTTTAGTTGACATCGTTAACTTAGTACACCCAAAACCATCACCAAGAATGGCTCCAGTGTTTGCTAAATTGATGAAAGGTGAACTTAAACAGTTTAATACTGTAGAAGATAAAAATACTAAAGCTGGTCAAGAAGTTGCCGCTAAAGTAAAAGAAGGTAAAATTACTAAAGAAGAAGCAGCAGTTGAATTAGCGCAAGCTAAAGAAGACAACTATGCCGAATTGATTAAAACACGTAAAATCGGTTATTTAGCTTTATTACGTAATTTACGTAATATTCTAAAAACAGGTGCCGATAAAGAAATTATAAACGGTGCTTGTGAACTATTAACTGATCAAAAGTTAATTAAACAATCTTTAGTGTTTCCACACCAAATAGATTTAGCATTAGAAATAATGTTGGATGAATTTGGTTCAAGTAAAGTTAAACCATTTGTTAAAGCATTAAATACCGCTTACGAACTAGCGATACCAAACCTAACAGAATTATTTCCAAATGGCCGCACAGCGGTTGTATTTGATAGTTCAGGTTCAATGTCAACATCTATTAGTTTAGCTAATAAAAATAATGGTTCAGAATCAGCCATTTCAAAAGCAGCATTAATTGCCGCTACTTTAGCTAAAGGTATTGAAGCCGATGTTTATCACTTTGCTGATCGTTGTGATGAAATCAAGTTTAATCCACTTGATACAGTTAATACGCTTAAGAAGCAATTTTTAAGTAAACAAGGTTCAGTTGGTTATGGTACTGCCTTTGACAGTATTATGAAAAAATTAGATAACAAATATGACCGTGTGTTTGTAATATCGGATATGCAAGGTCGTGATTATCTTGAAAGAGCTAATTACAAAAACCTTCACATATATTCAATCGATATTGCCGGTTATGGTACAACAATGTTCAAACCAGGAAACAAAGTTTATTCATTGTTTGGTTACTCTGCCGATATTTATGAATTGATAAAGAAAGTGGAAATCGATCCAAAAGCGTTAATCGCCGAAATCGAAGCAATAGAAATTTAAAATTTTCCAATAAAGTAAAATAACTGGGTGTTTCTACACCCGGTTTTTATTTAAAGTTTTTTGAAATATTATACTATAGTAAGGGTTTGTGAGGTACTTCGTATTTATAAACTAGCTTAGAAATAAGCATTTTAATTATACACATATCAGATAAAAACCTCGTACTAGGTGCCTCTTAAAAATAACCAACAACAAGAGCAAATAAGTACAAACTCACCCCAGTAATCTTAGTATATTTTTTTGCCCGGATGATGGAACAGGTAGACATGCAGGACTTAAAATCCTGTGATCCGAAAGGATCATGTGGGTTCAACTCCCACTTCGGGTACTATGAAAAAAGCAATTTATCTAGACGACGTCAGAACACCAATCAACGGTGATGTTGAATGGATTGTGGTTAGAAATTATAATGAATTTGTATCTAAAGTTCAAGAAATTGGATTGGAAAATATTGATGTAATTTCTTTAGATCATGATCTTGGGGATAGTGCTATGAATGAATATTTTAAAAATGTTGCTCCTAATTATACTTTGGATTACAATAATATTACCGAAAAAACGGGATATGATTGTGCAAAATGGTTAGTTGAATATTTTTATATAAAAAATCCTAATTGGAAATATAAAAGTAGAGATGTTAAACAAGGAAGCTCATTTCGATTTCCAAAAGTATTTACCCATTCAGCTAATCCTATAGGTTCAGCTAATATTATGGGTTATATAAATAATTTTTTAATGAATGAAGTTCAAAGCCAAACCTGTGTAAGAGTTCAAATTCAACACACAATTTAAAAATTTATGAAATGAAACAGTTTAAAACATTAAGCGCTCATAGAAAAGTCGACTTAATACCATACATAAGAGAATATGTTGCTAATCATCCAGAAACAGAAGTTTTAATTGGTTGTGACTCTCAAAACAGAAAAAAAGAAACTGTTTATGCTATTGTGGTAGGTTTATATACACCTGGAAAAGGCGCTCACGTTTTGTATTCTAAATTTTTTATTCAACGTGAACGAGATAACGTAGTTCGTTTATTAAACGAAGTATGGCATTCTGTTGAAACCGCAGAACAAATTAAAAATGAAATAGGAATAAAAGCAACTTGGATTGATATTGACTTAAACCCAGATCCAAAATATCGTTCAAACCAAGCACTGGCGAGTGCAGTTGGTGTTGTAACAGGTATGGGTTATAATGTAAGACATAAAGGTAATTCACCTGTTATGACTTATGCAGCAGATCATCTTGTTAAATAATAATTAATAAATTTAGCGCCCCACTTACTTAATAGTGGGGCTTTTTCTAGCATATATTTATATACATGAATTTAAATAAAATCTTCGATTTATTCAACGAAAATCCCCAAGATAAAGATGAGGACGTATCTATCGTTAACTTGTACGAGCACCCGTTATTTTGGGTGGGTATGTTTGAAAAATTAATAAAAAATAATGATATATTCAAAAACAAAATTAATAAATTTTTTTTCATTGATAATCCTGATTATGATTTTGATGAGTTAAATAAATTAGGAGATAATGTTGTGTTTAATAGGGCTTATATTTTTATAAAACAAATAGATTTAAATAATCCAGACCATCAAAAAGCAGTTATAGCTAGAGGTAAGCATGGTTTATCTTCAATAATATCTTTAGCAATAAATTATTTTTCTATATTAGAAGAATATGAAAAATGTATAGTTTTAAAAAATATTCAAACTTTTCTTGAAAAAAATTTGGCTTTGTAAAATATGTTCATTATATTTTAGATACGGGTTTAAGGAGATAAAGAAGAGTGAGGATGAGATGGGTGATAGAGCGGAGGATGAAACGGGGGGGAGATAAATATTAAAATTATATTATATGATAAATAGGGAAACGATTAGGTATAAATTGGAACGAATGGAGTCCAATTTAACAAAATTAGATTTTATTCTAAAAAGACAAGGTAGTGTAGATGAATTCTTAAATACTACTAAAGAATTAAAAGAATTAGTAGTTCAAGTTAAAGCTTATATAGAACTTGAACCACGTTCTTCAAATGAAATTAATACATCAATTTAAAAATTAAAAGTTATGATAACAGCTGAACAAATTCAAGAAAACTGGGATAAATTAATGGTAATGATTAATCAATTTATATCATCACCTCGTAAAGAAGTATTAATATCGTTTTATGAAAAATATCAAGAACGTTTAATGTTAATGCCCGCGTCTAATAAAAAAGAATATCATAATGCCTTTCCAGGAGGTTATATTGATCATGTTCTGAGAGTTATAGAATGTTCTATTCGTTTACATAAAGTATGGGAAGACATGGGAGTTGATATTAGTACTTACACTTTTGAAGAATTAATATTCTCAGCACTAAATCATGATCTGGGTAAATTAGGTGATGAAAATAATGATGCTTATATACCTCAGACTGACCAATGGAGAAAGGATAAATTAGGTGAAGATTATATGTTTAATTCAATTTTACCATACTCATCTATTCCAGACCGTGGTTTATTTTTACTTCAATCTCATGGAATTAAATATACCTTTAATGAAATGGTAACTATTCAGACTCATGATGGTTTATATGATGAAGCTAATAAAAAATACCTTCAAAATTTCATGCCTGAACAAAAACCACGTACTGCTTTACCTTATATAGTACATCAGGGAGATTTAATGGCTGCTCGAATTGAATTTGAAAAAGAATGGTTATCTAAACTTAATAAGAAAAATTTGGAAGATTCAAAGAAAAGTTTTACATTGGATAATAATAAAAAAACCAAATCAACACCAAATGTTATTAAAACAAAAGCATTAAGTAACATTAAATCAGAAGGATTAAAAAATCTATTAAATAATATATGATAATAATAACTATAATTTTATTGTTAATGGTTGTGGTACTTGGGTACACAACCTTTAACCTTTTACGTAAGAATGAAAAACAAGAAGACATATTAATGGGTTATATGACTTATTTAAATAAAATGTCTGAAATAATTGATTTTTCAAATAAAAAACTTAAAGAAGTAGACGCTAAAGGTTCATTTGCCAGCGATGATGAAGTTGGTTTCTTTTTTCAACAATTACAAGCTATCCAGACTATATTAAACGAATTTAATATTAAAAATTTATGATAATAGATGAAAAAATAAAGAAAAAAAAGAAACCAGCTGCTAATATGTATTTTACTCAAGATACAGAAAATGCTATTATTGAATATAATAATTGTACTGATGATGAAAAACGTGATAAAATATTTCGAGACAAAATATATCCAGTTTTTTTTAAATTAACAGAGTATATAATTAACACATATAAAATTTTTAATACAGGTGAAAATAATATATCTGAAAATGGTACTATTATTAATATACAAAATGAAGTAATTCAATTTTTACATAAAAAAATACATTTATTTGATCCAAGTAAAGGTGCTAAAGCATATTCTTATTTTGGCACTATAGCTAAACGTTACCTTATCTTAGCATCTCAGAATACTAATAAAATTCAATTTAACTCTACTACTTTATCAACTATTGAAGAAGATGAAAAATATTCATATCAATTAGATGATAATAAAATAGATGATAATAATGATTATGCTACACGTTTATCAAAATTTATGAATGAATATATAAATTTCTGTACTATAAACATATTCGATATTTTTCCTAAAGAATCAGATGCTCAAGTAGCCGATGCTATTTTAGAATTATTTCGTAAAAGAGATAGTTTAGATGTATTTAATAAAAAAGCACTTTATATATACATTCGTGAAATGATAGATGTTAAAACACCTAAAATTACCAAGATAGCTGATCAATTATATGGTATATTTAAAGAAAAATATGTTTTTTATTTAGAAAATGGATATACAAATTTTTAAATGTTTATATTTATAATAAAATAAATATTATGAATACTTTAGAAAATGTAGTTTTTGGTAAGAAAACATTTAGTTCTATATTAGAAGAGATATATGATAATCAAAAGAAAAAAGATAAACAAATATCTGCTTTAATAGCTGAGCTTAAACCGTTGATTGAAAGTATAGGTGACGCCACTTTAATAGTTCCGCTTATTAAAGAATACTTAGAAATAAGTGTTAAAAATGACGAGCAACTTATTAAAATGGCCACCATTATCCAACGTACCTTAAACTCAACATCTGAAGATGATGGTTTAGGTATATCAGATGAAGAAAAAGCTCAATTACTAGCTGAAATAGATAAAATTAAAGAGGAAAATAAATAAGCATGGCTACTAAATATGGATTTGATGCATTTAATCATTCTTTAAATAATCAAGATCAGGGAGTAATATATCAAGCATTAATCAATCTTCAACAACTTATAACAGCTGTTCGCGTTAAAAGTATTGTATTAGATGCTTCTCATCCTAGATTTAAAGAATTAGGTGAATGGAATGGGTTAGGTACTATTGAATTTCAAGATGTAAATAACCCAATTGATAGTCCTTCATATTCAACAGCAGTACCATTAAATCCTAATTCTAAAAATTTTCCTTTAATAAATGAAATAGTATACTTAATTACATTACCAGATAATAATATAGGAACATTAACTTCATCTACTAAATCATATTATATAAACTCCATAGCTTTATGGAACCATCCTCACCATAACGCTTACCCAGCAAACCCTAATACTCCTTTACCTGCTCAACAAAAAGATTATACCCAAACTCAATTAGGTAGTGTTAGACGTGTAACCGATGGTTCTACTGAAATTTATTTAGGTCAAACATTTAAAGAACGTTCAAATATTCATCCACTTTTACCTTTTGAAGGTGATGTTATTCAAGAAGGTAGATGGGGTAACAGTATAAGATTTGGTTCAACGGTTCAAAATACTCCAAACAATTGGTCAAGTACTGGAACCAATGGTGATCCTATCACTATTATAAGAAATGGTCAACGTGTAGATGCAAATAGTGAAGGTTGGGTACCTATTACTGAAGATATAAATCAAGACTTATCTTCAATATATGCTACCTCAACTCAACAAATACCATTAAATGCGGCTTCTACAAATTATACTAGTTACAAAACAGCACCTACTACCCCAAATCAATACTCAGGAAATCAAGTAATTATAAATTCTGGTCGTTTAGTATTTAACAGTAGTGCAGATCATATTTTACTTAGTTCAACTAAAACCATTAATTTAAACGCTGTATCTTCTGTAAACATTGATACTCCTACCACTATAATTCAATCAAATGAGGTATATTTGGGATCAAAAGATGCTACTGAACCTGTATTATTAGGTGATTCAACTGTTAACTTATTACATACTTTAGTTCAAAATTTAAAAGCATTTACCGATATTTGCAGTACAGTTGTAGGAACAGCTCCTGGAGTACCATTAGGTCCTTTAAACGCTGCTGCCTCTCAATTATCAATTACATTAGCTCAATTAGATATAAATTTAGATAGTACAAAATCAAAATACGTTAAAACAGCATAATGGCAACACCTCAACAAATAGATGCTCAACGAGCTCAAGAAACAGCTCAACGTTTATTATCCCAATCAAGAATTGTGGGTGTTAACGCTACAGCTATTCAAAATGCAACTCCGGGAGAACAACAACCTCAAGGAAGTGCTAAGTTAAGTGTTACTATAACTAATTTAGGTAAAAAAATATATACTTTATTTACCCCTATAGCTATAAGTTTAGCCACAGAACTAGGAGCAACATTGGCTCAATCTGAATTATCTAAAATAAAACAGCAAGTTTTACCAAAAGACGGTTGTCCTAATAATTCAAAAATTCAAGAATTAATAACTCAAAGAAATGCTTTAGTAGCCCAATTAAATAATTTAGGTAATCAATTAAATACTTTAACTATAGCTGTTACTGGTTTATCTTCATTTTTAGCTATATCTGAAACTGTTATATCAGCTTTAAAAACAGTAAAATCTACAATTTCTGTAGCGGCAAAAATTATACCTTCACCTCCCGGTTTACCCGGTGTTGTAGCATCATCTTTAAGTGATTTGGAAGATGCTATAAATAAACTATTATTTGATGATTTAGGACAACCTAGATTACCTATAATAGCCGGTTCTATTGCTTCTTCGGCTTTATCCATTTCTATAGTAAATGGATATATACAACAAATAGTAGCTATACTTGAAGCAATAGATTTAAAATTACAACAATGTGCTCCTGATTTAACTAGTCCTACATCTTTACCTGGATTAGTATCTATAAGTTCCGATTTAGTACAAATAGCATTATTACAAACCAAAGCACAACAAACACAAAATCAAGTAACATATAAAGGATTTGTAATTGAAATCGAAACAGTACCATATACTCCAACAGTAAATCGTCATAGAGCTGTAGGTAAAAATCAAAGTGGTATAGTTTTAGTTGAAACAGAATTATCTTTTACAACAGAATTTCAATTACTCATAAATGAACTTAAACTAATTATTGACTCAAACAATTTAAAAGCTTATTAATTTTAATATTTATAATACGATGGACACAAAACAATTTAAAAAAATCATCAAAGAAGCGGTAAAAGAAGTATTTCAAGAAGAAATGCGTGAAATATTACTAGAAGCTGTAAAAGCACCCAAAGCAACTATTGTTACTGAAAGTACTAATACTAGTGGTAATAATAGTATGTTTAATAATACATCACCTTCCAAACCAACTAAAACATTAACAGCGGCTGAACGTAAAGCAATGTTCGGTGGGATGATTGAAGAAATGCAAAGTGAAACTTTATCAGCGACAACTAATAATATACCTTTTAGACCTAACCTTGGTGGAGATACAATAAATGGTGCTTTACCAGCTGGTGAAGTTGATTTAAGTCAAATAATGGGATTAATGAGTAAATAATGGCATTCGGAGCAAAAAAAATATTTCCAATAGATACTAAACCGGGAACTGCGGTTGGGGTATCTATTCCTTTTAATGCCCCTGCTGTATTTTATTCAACTTACACTACTCAAGATGCTATTAGAAATAATTTATTAAATTTTTTTCTAACTAATCAACCTGAAAGGTATTTAAATCCAACATTTGGTGCTAGTTTAAGAGCATTTATATTTCAACAAATTACTGATGGTAATTTAGAAGGATTAAAAGAAAACATACAATATCAATTAAATCAATATTTTCCTAATATTGTGGTTGCTTCATTAGATATTTTACAAGATACTGATAGTAATACAATAACAGTAAAATTAAAATATAGTATAAAAGATACCGGAATAACAGATCAAATACAAATAGCATTTCAATAATGAATAATAGTAAAGATATAAAATATATAAATAAAGACTTTACCGAGTTAAGGGCAAGTTTAATAGATTATGCTAAAACTTATTTCCCTACAACTTACAATGACTTTACCCCAACATCACCAGGTATGATGTTTATGGAAATGGCAGCTTATGTAGGTGATATCTTATCATTCTATTTAGATAACCAATTTCAAGAAAACTATTTACAATATGCTCGTCAAACAAATAATTTATTTGAATTAGCATATATGTTTGGTTATAAACCAAATATAACCCAAGTAGCAAATACTGAAATTACTTTCTACCAACAAGTACCTGCTATACTATCAGGATCAGTTTATGCTCCTGATTTTACATACGCTTTATTTATACCTGCCAATTCAGCTATAACTTCAACTTTAACTAATGTTCAACCATTTCTAGTAGAAGATCCAGTTGATTTTTCAGTATCATCATCAAGTGATCCTACTAATATTACAGTTTATTCAGTATCAGGAGGTAATCCAACATTTTTCTTACTAACTAAAACTAGAAAAGCAATATCGGCTACTATCAATACAGTAAATTTTAATTTTAACTCTCCAGTAAAATTTGATACAAGAATTCTTAATAGTTCTAATATTATTGGTATTTTAGATGTTTTTGATAGTAATGGTAATCAATGGAATGAAGTTGATTATTTAGGTCAAGAAATGATATATAAACCAATTAAAAATACTAACCCCAACGATCCTAATTATTATACAAATCAAGGTAATGCTCCTTATCTTTTAAAATTAGAAAAAACTCAATATAGATTTGCTACTCGTTTTTTAGATTCAGGTTCACTTCAAATTCAATTTGGTGCTGGTACTGCTAATAGCAGTGATGAAGAAATTACACCTAATCCAAATAATGTTGGTATAGGTTTACCATTTGAAAAAACAAAATTAACAACTGCTTTTTCACCATCAAATTTCTTATTTACATCAACATATGGTATTGCTCCTTCAAATACAGTATTAACATTTAGATATTTAACAGGAGGTGGTGTTATAGCTAATGTAGCTTCTAACACTTTAAATACATTATCTTCAACTCCTAAATTTTTAAATACTAATTTAAATTCAACTACAGCAAACGTTATATTTAATTCATTAGCAGTAACTAATTTAATAGCTGCTGATGGTGGTGGTGATGGAGATACAGTGGAAGAAATTAGACAAAATGCAATGGCTAATTTTGCTTCTCAATTACGTAATGTAACTCAAGACGATTATTTAGTAAGAGCATTATCTATGCCTGCTGAATATGGAGTTGTAGCTAAAGCATATATTGAACCTACAAAACGTACTTTAGTATCTGAAGGTGAATCCAACTCAGTTTTAGATTTATATATTTTAAGTTATGATATTAATAAAAATTTACAAACAGCATCTAATGCTTTAAAACAAAACTTAACAACATATTTAAGTCAATATAGAATGATTGGTGATGCTGTTAATATTAAAGATGGTTTTATTATTAATATTGGTGTAAATTTTGAAATAATAGTATTACCTAATAATAATAATAATGATGTTTTAATTAAATGTATAACAGCTTTACAAACATATTTTTCAATAGACCAATGGTCTATTAATCAACCTATTTTATTGAGAGATTTATATGTTTTATTAGATCAAATACAAGGAGTTCAAACAGTAAAAAATATAACAATAACAAATCTAGTAGGAACTAATATAGGATATAGCCCATATGCTTATGATATTAATGCGGCTACTTCAAACGAAGTAATTTATCCTTCACTTGATCCTTCTATATTTGAAGTAAAATACCCTAACACAGACATTCAAGGTAAAGTAGTACCATTATAATATTAAACCATGGCAGTATATAAAATATTCCCAACTAAAGACGCTACATTATATTCTCTACTTCCTAATATGAATACAGGATTAGATGAAATTATAGAAGCCACATTAACAACATTTGCTCCTAACCAACCTAATCCTCAAGTTAGTAGATTCCTTATACAATTCTCAGACACAGAAATTGAAGATATACTACAAAATAAAATAGGAATAAGTAGTTCAGTCCAATTACTTAATACTTCATCTTGGCAAGCTAATTTAAGATGTTTTGTAGCTACTGAAACTGGTTTAAATTTAAATACAACTATAGACTGTTTTCCTGTTTATGGTAATTGGGGGATGGGTACAGGTAAATATTTAGATGATCCTGAAATTACAAACGGTGTTAGTTGGAATTGGTTAGATTATTCTGGTTCAACAACTTGGATAACATCAAGCTACCCAACATGCATTACAGCTTCATATAACACAGTATACTCTTCAGCTGGTGGAGGCAATTGGTGGACTGGATCTACAGTTTCTTGGTTTAATACAAATACATATCCTATTACTCAATCTCAAGTATTTAGTTATTCAAGTAACAAAGATATATACATGAATATATCTAATATTGTTAGAGCATGGTACACAGGTTCTATATCTTGGGATGGTTTAATACTTAAACAAGATGTTGAATGGGTACCTAATGATAATATTCAACCTGAAATGAAATTCTTTTCAATTGATACTCATACTATATATCCTCCTTGTTTAGAATTTAAATGGCGAGATTATGTGTACAATACAGGTTCTTCAACTCAAACGACATTAAATATGTTACCCGCAACAGTAACATTAAATGAAAACCCTGGTTTCTTTTATTCTAGTAGTATAAATAGATTTAGAGTAAATTCTAGACCTGAATATCCACCTAGAGTATGGCAAACATCTTCATTATATACTCAAAATTATTTTTTACCTACAGCATCATATTATGCTATTAAAGATTTAGATACTAATGAGTATGTAGTTAATTTTGATACTCAATTTACACAATTAAGTTGTGATGCCACTAGTAGTTATTTTGATGTTTATATGAATGGTTTAGAACCTGAAAGATATTATGAAATATTAATTCAAACAACTATTAACGGAACAACTATTGTTTATAACAATAATTATTACTTCAAAGTTATTAACGGATAATGGCAGACCAAATAGTATTAGTAAAACCTTCGTTTAATAAAAACTCTTACGAGCAAGTAATTAACACTCAATTTACACAATTAGTACAACCTGTTACTTCTAGTGTAGTGACCCCTACTATTTCTGTTCAACAATTTTTTGAATATTATCAACAATTATTTTATATCATCCCTAAATTTGGAGATATCAATTCTCATCAGTACCTTGCTAAAACAAGTTCAGATTATATAGGAGCAAACATAACAACAGATGACCTAACACAATCTTTACTTACAGAAATAAACGCTTTAAGACAAGAAAATTTAGGTTTACAACAACAAATATTAAACATCACAACCTCATCTTCAATCGCTTAATATAGATGGCAGAAATAGTAAACATACAACAACTAAATCCTACTACTTTTGAATTACAAGAGTATTCTGTCCAAGATATTAGTCTTATTCCTATAACTGATACTTTTGATACTTTTGACCCTACTGTAGATCATATCGAATATTTTATATTTGATTTAAATGGTAATACTTTATATTCAAATGTAGTTGGTTATCCTAATTTTAGTTTAATTAACAACAATGTTGTAATTGATCCTGAAAATGATTTAAAATCTCAAGGATATACTGAAGGTAATTATAACACATTATATAATTTCCTAAAAAATAGAGTATCATCTTCTCCTACATTTAAATACTATATACAACAAATTAGCACTGATAGAACTGAGGTTAGGTTAAATACTACTTCTATTTCTAATACTAATGTTATAGCTGGTGCTACTGATTTTATAAACTATAGAGCTAGTAGTAGTATATTTATAGATTTTTATCTTGATTTTGGAAACAACAATTTAGTAATAGCCAACAATATTTTACTAGATACTACTAATCCAGATAATGCTACTGTATTAATTAAATTATATGAACCTTTACCTGCTCAATTTGATACAAATTCTCAATGTTGGGTAGTAGAAACAATCGCTGTACCTCGCGCATATAACATTAATATATATCAAACTTTTGATATATTAAATAATAATATACCTTTAAAAGGACCTAATTTAAATATAGCAGTTAAAGATCAAATTAATAACTCCACTAATTTTTTAAATTATAATTCTTTAACTTCAAATACCTCATCTTTAGGTACAGGAAGTTTACAATATCAAATTAACAGTTTATTAGCCGAAAAAGGAATTGAAATAAATATAGATTATTCAGATTATTCTCAATTTGTATTTTTTTCATCTGCTCAAACTCGTTTAGAAAATTTCTATTATAAATTATCTTTACTTGAACAATACCAATATAGTGCTAGTATTTCTGGGCCTAGTATTATTAATACTTATACATCTGCTAGTAATACAATTTGGTTAAATAAAATTAATGATATTATAACTAACTTTGATAGTTATGAATATTATCTTTATTTTGAATCAGGTAGTACATCTTGGCCTAAAACAAACTCAACTTATCCTTATACAAACGCTGGAGCTAATTCAACTCCTGGTTTAGCATTTTTAGCTTCTCAATCTATTGTTGCTGAAAATTATGATACTTTAAATGTTAATACTTTAATAAATGCTATACCATCATACTTAACAGATGATCCTAACAATTCACAATTTGAATTATTTGTTGAAATGATAGGTCAAAATTTTGATAGTATTTGGGTCTATATAAAAGATATAACTAACAAATACAACGCAGATAACCGTTTAAATTACGGGATCTCTAAGGATTTGATAGCTGACGTGCTTCGCGACTTAGGTATTAAAATTTACCAAAATAACTTTTCAGTTAATGATTTATATTCTGCCTTCTTAGGTATTACACCTTCAGGTAGTTTATTTAATTTACCTTATACAACAGGTTCTTTACCTACTCTTACTGGATATGAATATATAAACACTTATATAACAGCTTCAGCTACAGGTTCTTCAACACCAACTTATGATATTAATGCTGAAACATATAAACGTATTTATCATAATTTACCTTACTTACTTAAGAAAAAAGGTACAGTTGAAGGTTTAAGAGCATTAATTACTTTATATGGTATTCCTGATACTATTTTACGTATAAACGAATTTGGAGGTAAAGATAAAAATCCAAATACGTGGGATTACTGGCAAGATGAATATAATTATGCTTTTAATACAAGTAGAACAAGTAAAATTTTTACACCATTCACAGCATCATCTACCCAATTTGGAAGTGGATTCCCTCAAGCTTTAGAATTTAGATTTCAAACTCCAGGATTACCTACTTCATCTATTCCATATAGCCAATCTTTAGTTCAACATAATAACGGTACTTTTAATATAGTACTAGAATATACAGGTTCAGGATATACAAGTGGATCTTATAATGGTTCAACCATAGACCCATATTACCAATACGCTAACCTAAAACTTATATCAGGCTCTTTATCGGCAAGTGTTTATTTACCATTTTATAATGGTGGATGGTGGTCAGTATTAGCCAACTATAACCCAAATTCAAATACTTATACTTTATATGCTAAAAATAAGCAATATGAAGGGTGGGATGGTAATATTATAGGTTTTCAAGCATCTTCTAGTTTTACAGGTATTTCATCTTGGAATTCAGGAGGCCAATTAATATTTGGTACAGGTAGTGTTATAGGCCCTAAAACATACACAGCCTTTAGTGGTTCATACCAAGAAATAAGATATTATAACGTTCCTTTAAGTGAGAGTGCTTTTAATTCTTATGTAATGAATTCTAATTCTGTTGAAGGAAATCAAACACAAGGATCTCAATCTTCTAAAAATAGTTTAATTTTTAGAATATCTCTAGGAGGAGAATTATACACCGGCTCAAACTCAATACACCCAGCCTCTACTGGCTCTACCCCAACAACACAATCATTTGCTATACAACCATATACTGCTTCCTTTACTAATGCTTTATTTATTCCTAATGTAGAGTATAATTATTACAATCAAGTACCAGCAGGTATTCAAAATGCTATATCCGATAAGATTCAAAATAAAAATATATTATTACCATTAACTAGTAGTCAAGCAAATATACCTAATAATACTGTTTTATCTCCATTTATATCTATTCAACAATCATATTATGCAAGTAGTAGTTACACTAACAATATAGATTATGTTGAAGTGGCTTTTTCACCACAAAACGAAATAAATGATGATATAAATGATTCATTAGGTTATTTTAATATAGGTGAATATATAGGTGATCCAAGACAAGTATCTTCATCAGATACATCTTACTCTGATTTAAATGCTTTAAGAGATTTATACTTTCAAAAATATACAGGTAACTATAATATTTGGGATTATATAAGACTTATCAAATATTTTGATAACTCTTTATTTAAAATGATCCAAGATTGGGTTCCTGCCCATACGGATCTAGCATCAGGTATTGTTATAAAACAACATTTACTTGAAAGAAACAAATACCCAGTACCACAACTAACACAATCTCAATATTACTATACAGGCTCTATTGGTAGTTATCCATCATCATCTAATGATCAAAGAATATTTATATCATCAACTGATTATCAATCTTTCCCAATAGAAAAAATAAGTGGTAGCTCAGCAGGTGTAATGCCTGAATTTAATGGTACAGCATCAGTAAATTTATATGTTAATATAACTCAAAGTTTCACTGGTTCAACACCTAGCTTATTAGGAGATGTAAATTTTATTCATACATCACAAGATGAATTTTTCAATGGTGAATTAAGTGGTTCTATAGTAACAGCTGAAGATGGAAATTTAACACCTATAGCTAATAGAGTTTATTTACATGCTAGTACAGTTGAAACACCTTATGAAATTATATTTTACAAATCTACTAACTTAGGTGGATCAGGAAATGCACAAACAATATTTTTAAATGCAAATACAGCACCAGGAGATGGTGAAATGTATATTTATTGGGATTCAGGCAGTTATTACAGTCCAATACCTCATTATAATCCTGCTAATGTTGCTAATGCTTATCACCCTTAAAATTTAAAAAATGGCAAATACACCATCATATACACAAGGAGTTAAATACATTAAAATATCTAAAAAAGATGCTAATGGAAATGATCAAACAAATGAATTACAAAATTTAAATGATATTAGAGTATTATTTGATGATATAATATCTCCTGTTGATTATTTTATAGCTTCAATAAACGAATACCCATCATACTATTTATATGTTGTTGCTCCAACAAATGTTACTTCATCTGTTGATGATGAAATTTTAAATTATCAAGTTTCTGCTAGTTCAAATACTTTAGATTCTTCTACTGGAAATGTTATATCTTATTCTGTAATATCTAATCCTACAAATTATTTTACAGCATCTTCGGGTTATTGGACTTTAGGAAATACACCAAATATTTCTCCTTTAAACATAACTTGTTCTATAAGTTTTAGTGTAACTCCAGGTTTTGGAAGTTCATTTGCTGGAGGTTCTATCATTGCTTCTCTTAATTTACATCAAATAACAAACGGAATAGATACTGTATTAAACTCTTCTACAGTAGGTATATCCCTAAACCCTTACCCAGGAGCAACTGCTGGACCTTATACTTTAAGTTTAAGTTCATCTTTATATCCTGTTGAAAATTCATCATATTATTTATCTTTTACTCCTACTCCAAATAGTTTAAATACATTTACTAGTAATTGTTACATATATAGTGTAAATAATTCTCAATTTCAAGTAACACAATCTATCGCTCCCTATGCTTCACCAAACAATAATTTGGTAGTATTAGAACCTTATATTGATGGTCAATTTGAAGGAAGTGATGCTAATGTTTTACAAAACAATGTAGATACTAACCAAATAGACGCGTTGTATATGGAAGTGGATTACACTAATGGTTCCATAATAGCTGAAAATAAAAATGCTATTTTAAATGGAACTGCTCCTAGAGCCCAAATACAACAATGGAATTATACTTATGATTCTCATATAAGAGGAAGATATATTGGTAAAGAACAAAATGCTTTAGCAATTAATACTTACTCTAAATCAGGTAGTTATATTACTCCATTTGGATTCTCAGGATCATGGCCTGGTGATACAACATCTCCATCAGTAAATGGTAGTGTTGTTATTGAACAATTAGACAGTTGTATTTACGAAATAAATTGGGGAGGTGGAGGTTATCCTGAAAATTCAAATGGTGGTGGATTTAGTTTAAACAATATTCTTTTAGTAGGATCTAATAAAGATGATGTAAATGTAATATCACCGGATAATCCTTTATATTATGATACTATAACTAAAAATCTTCCTTATCTTTCTCAACTTTTAGTTAGACAATATAATCCAACTTCAAATTCTGCATTAACTGTTACTTCACTTTATCCTGGTATTAGTTTAAACGATGCTGTTTATTGGATACCTTCTGATTATTCTGAAAATTCAGCATATACAGGCTATTTTTACCCAACGGGGTCTGGGTCAATTGTTAATCAACCTCTTATCCAATTATATTCTACAGGAAGTGGAAGTGGTGGAAATCATAATTTTATACCTCCCGGAACTAGAATTAATGGAGTACAACAAATAGTTCGTCCATATTATCCTATGGATCAAGCTATGATTACTATAAGTAGTAGTTTATCCCCTAGTAATCCGTGGTTTGCTAGTTTATATTATGGAAGTGGAAGCATAGGAGCTTCAGGAAGTATACCTGGATTAGGAGAAATAGCTAGTGGAAGTTCTACATATCAAATGGGTTATCCTTTTGAAATAACTTCTATCCAATATGATCCTACTGTTATAGGTCCTAGTAGTCAATCAAAGGCATGGAATATTTTTATAAAAAATACAAATCCTAATTTATTTACTAATTTATCATCTATTAATCCTATAGGAACTAATGGTGCTACTAATGTTTATCAACTTGGTTTAATACTTACTAATGGAAATAACCCAAATACTTCTATTGTAGTTTATATACCTTCACCTCAAGGTGCATGGAATCAATTTAGTGGTATAGGAACAGGTTATATAACAACACAATACCCAACAGAAACAATTCAACAGAACATAAATTATATTACTAAAAAATATGGTAATAATCCAAACCCTTAATTAAAAAATTAAATTCTTTATATATTTATAATAAAAATACACTAAAAAATGGGATATTTAAATAACTCAATTGTAACAGTTGACGCAATATTAACAACAAAAGGTCGCCAATTGTTAGCTGCAAACAACGGTACGTTTCTTATTACACAATTCGCTTTAGCTGACGATGAAATTGATTATACTTTATATAATCCAAACCACCCATCAGGTTCTGCTTATTATGGTGAAGCTATTGAAAACATGCCTTTACTTGAAGCTTTTCCTCAAGAAACACAAACAATGAAATATAAGTTAATTACTTTACCTCGTGGTACAGCTTTATTACCTATATTAAATTTAGGATACCCATCTATTACACTTAAACAAGGTCAAACTTTAGCTATTACTCCTCAAACATTAAATTATTTAGGTGGTACTACTTATGAAACAAGTGGTTATACAGCAACTATAGCGGATGTTAGAACAATGTCTACTTTCCAAGGTGTTGGTATTAATACACCACAAGCAACTGCTTTAAATCAAAACTCAACTACAACTTATGGTACTAGCGTATCAACTACAGTAGTAGGTACTACAATTAATTTAACAGCAACAACCATAAACACACTATTTGGTTCAAATTCATCTTTATACACTACATTAACAGTAATAGGAAATGATAGTGGAGCTAGAATACAAGTACCAGTAACTATAACAAAAGTTCCTTAATATTAAAATAAAAATAACTTAAAATATGTCATTTACAAGACTTAACCCTACAGATTTTGTAGTAAGTTCAGATGCAATATCAGCTACCTTATGGTCAGATGGTGCTCCAACATTAGCAACATTTTATACATCTTCAACTCAAGAAGCCGGATCTTCAGGTAACTATTATTTAAATATATACCAAACATCATCCACAAACTCCAACGCAGCTATTCAATTTGCTTTAGCTTATGGTAATAATGCAGGTAGTGGTAGTAAAAATTATAATTTAGCGGTAGATGGTTATTCACCAACTTCTACAATATATGGACAATGGCAAGACTTAGTAATAGGTAATTCTAATACCAATTTTACTTTTGGTAACATTGCTTCTTCTGAATTTTTTGTAATATCAGTTGACAGAACAAGATATAAAGAATCATTATTTTTAGGTTCATTAGCTTTAACATTATCAGGAAGTTTAGGTTCTATTACATTAACTGATAATAGTAATTATGTATCTGCTGTTCAATATAATGAAGCAGGTAGAGTATTTCAACTTATTACAGGTTCTCAAGGTGTAAAAGCTAATATTACTTCAAGAAACACATCTGATGGATATTCAGTACACTCTGGTTCTTATGGTTGGTTATTACCTGATATTGGTGCTATTATATTAAATCCATTAGCGTTAGCTGACTTTGCTGTTAGTGGTGGTATTGGATTAATATACAGTGGTTCAGCTTCAGGTTCATCAACTCCTGTTACTTCACCAAATAGAAGTATGTTCCAAGCTATAAGTGGTTCAGGTAATTTTGCACTAAATAGTCAAGAAACAATTACTTCTGATTATATATTTGTAAGAGCACAAAATGCTGCTTTCAACTATTCAGAAAACCCATCTTATATATCAGGTTCAACAGGCGCAGTATTATACCCTTATTTTATAAACAATCCTCAAACATATATTACAACTGTAGGACTTTATAATGATACGCAAGATTTATTAGCTGTAGCTAAATTATCAAGACCATTATTAAAGAATTTTACTAAAGAAGCACTTGTAAGGATTAAACTCGATTTTTGACGATTATGGGTATTTTTGCTAGATAATCTAATATTTTATTAGAGGTTAATGGGGATTATTAGTATGGTGGGCCTAATTTAGATAAACATTTCTATAAGTTAGATGAAGTTAAGAAAAACGATGGTTTTAAACAGTCTTTTGCTGAATCTAGCGGGTTTGTTTCAATAAGGGTATGGGAGAGTGAAATATACAATAACCCCGACATAATTCTCCAAAGACTTAATATTTATATAAAATGAATAAATGCTTGTATTCAAACAATTTTTAGCATCTGATGTGGTAATAACACCATTTGAGGTAAACAAAAGTTTTACCTTTAGTGGTAGTCAACTAACTAACTCTAATGTAGAAATAGATAGATTTTTAGGAAGAAATTTACAATCAAATCCATTTATATCTGGTTCTAATCCAACAACAGGCTATATATCAATCCAAGATCAAGAATTAATATATAATTCTATTAAACAATTATATTATTCAAATTACTTGAGTTCTAGTTATGGAGATACTTTAAACACATCAAGTATAGTACCTGGTTCTAACCCATCAGGAAACGTACTAGTAGGAACATCACCATCACCTGGTTTATATGATAATTATTTACAAACTACATTAACTTTTGCTAAATATTTTCCAACAGGTTCAAATGATATTCAAATAGACTCTATAGGAGTAATATCTATCCCTTCAAGACTATACGGAAATTATATCCAACCCAACTCATTTATAGCTACTTCAGTTAGTGGAACAATATATGATGATGGTGAAGGAAATATATTATTACAATCTAATAATAGTATAGTAGGAAACATATTTTACCCACATGGTATAATAACTATACTTGGAAACCCATCTATTATATTTAATACTTTAGGATACGGTTATGGAAAATACGGAAATGCTTCTTATGGAAGTACAAGTTTTGATAATTATGCCTTAATAGATTCTTTTATTAACAACCCAGTTACTTGCTCATTTTCATCTTCACTTACATTATATGAAACACAATATAAATGTACTGTTAGAGAAAATGAATTTACTTATACTTTAAATCCAAGTATATTAGCGAATAATAGTGGTTCTATACTTAGTTTTGCGACAGCGTCATATTTTAGCCCTTATGTTACTACAGTGGGTTTATATGATGAAAATCAAAATTTACTCGCTGTAGGTAAACTAGCTCAACCTTTACCAACTTCCCCAACCACAGATACAACAATATTAATAAATATAGATATGTAATATGATTAAATTATTTCAAATATTATCTGAAATTAATATTAATAAACCAATTAAAAAGCGTTTTAATGCTTATCATACAAATCTTAAAACAGCAGGTGGTTTTAAAGAATATTGGGTAGATTGTTTAGATTTTCCAAATTTTGACTCACTTGGTTTTTATGGAGTTTTAGATGGTAATAATATGGTGAGTAATTATAATCCCACATTATCTATTTTTTTAGATAATGATAAAATAGAATATGAAAAATTTACAGAAGATAATAAAGAACATATAGCAATTCCTATTAGATATTTTAATTTAAAATAATATTATGTTACAAGTTATGAAAGCAACTCTTGTTGAAGATCTAATTAACGATCCAAATTTCAACATAGACGATTATTATGGTTATGTTTATATGACAACCAATTTAGAAAATGGTCGCCAGTATATAGGCAAAAAAATATTTAAACACACCACAAACCAAAAATTAGGTAAAAAAGAAATAGCTGCCTTACCTACACAACGTGGTAGAACTCCATCTAAAAAGAAAATAGTTAAAGAATCTGACTGGAAAACATACTATGGTTCAGCAGATGAAGTTAAACAATGGGCTAAAACAACGCCAAAAGATAAATTACTTCGTACAGTTATACGTTTATGTAAATCGTCGAAGGAATTAACCTATTATGAGACTAAATGCCTATTTCAATACAATGTGTTGGAAGACAGTAAACATTGGGTTAACAGCAATATTTTAGGAAAATTTTTCCCTAAAGATTTGGCTCTTTAAGAATAAAATCGTATATTTAAGTTATGATTAATCAAGCTTTAGTAGCGATTACTAATTCTATACTAGGTACTGGAAAAGCAACATCAAAAGGCAACTATGCTTATGTATGCCCATTCCATACATCTAACCCTCCAGGAAAGAAAAATTTTGAGATTAATTTTACTAAAAATACTAAAGGTGAAAACCCATGGCATTGTTGGGGTTGTAACGCTAAAGGTAAAAAACTAGCTCAATTATTTAAATTAATGGGTGTTCCCCAAGAAAAAATACTTGAACTTAAACCATATTTAAAAACAGATGGAATAGAAAAAATTATTCCTACACAAAATGAAAAATTAAGTTTACCTAAAGAATTTATATCTCTTATAAATCCCTCTTTATCTATAATGGCTAAACATGCTTTAAACTATATTAAAAAACGAGGCATAACCTCAGAAGATATTATAAAATATAACTTAGGATATTGTGAAGAAGGTAAATATATGAATCATATTATAGTACCATCTTATGATGAAAATGGCACTCTAAATTATTTTACCGCACGCAGTTTTGAAAAAGATAATAAATCTAAAAAGAATCCATCCGTATCACGTGATATTATTCCATTTGGTTTTTTTATAAATTGGGATTTACCTTTAATATTATGTGAAGGTCCATTTGATGCTATGGCTATAAAACGTAATGCTATACCATTGTTAGGAAAAAATATACAATCTAATTTAATGAAAAAAATTGTTATGTCATCTGTATCTAAAATTTATATAGCTTTAGATAGAGATGCTCAAAAACAAGCATTAGGTTTCTGTGAAAAATTAATGAATGAAGGTAAAGAAGTATATTTAGTCGACATGGATGATAAAGATCCATCTGAAATGGGATTTAAAAATTTTACTAATCTTATTCAAAATACAACCCCATTAACGTTTTCAAATTTATTAAGTAAAAAATTCGCAATATGATAGAAAAAAACTCAAACATTATCCGTGATCCTAAAATTAAACGTATAGTAGAATATAGCGCTGATAATAAACAAATAAATGTATTAGACCAACGATTTTATAGACGAAATGAAAAATACTATCCTTCTGTGTCAAGTATTTTAAATTATTTCCCTAAAAATCAATTTTTCCACAGTTGGTTAAAAGATGTAGGTCATAATAGTGATATTATAGCTCAAAAAGCAGCATGGGAAGGTACTCAAGTGCATAATACTGTTGAAAAATTTTTAAATGGTGAAGAAATAAATTGGGTAGACCAAGAAGGAACAGTACTATTTAATCTAGATGTATGGAAAATGATATTAAAATTCGCTGAATTTTGGAATAAATATAAACCTGAATTAGTAGCAGCAGAATACCATTTATTTTCAGACCAATATGAATACGCGGGCACTGCTGACTTAATTGTAAGATTTAACAATAAATTATGGTTACTTGATATAAAAACATCAAATACTTTACATACATCATATGATTTACAATTAGCTTCATATGCTAAAGCGTGGAATGAAACACATAATGAACCAATTGAAGAAACAGGAATTATATGGCTTAAAGCAGCTACACGTGGACCTGCTAAAGATAAAATACAAGGTAGTGGGTGGCAATTAAAAAATATTGGAAATATTGATAATAATTTCGCAATGTTTACTAAAATATACGATATCTACAAATTAGAAAACCCAGACTCTAAACCTCATACTGAAACCTTACCTACATCTATTAAATTAGAATATTAATTTACTTGTTTTTTTAATATTTATATGCAACATAAAACATATATATGAAAACTCCAACATTAAAACAAATTATTAAAGAAGAAATTCAAAACGTATTAATAGAAAGTAAAGTTGAAGAAGAAAGTAACGATAAAACAGTCGATGAAATCGGTAAATTCTTCGTTGTTAAAAAACCAAAATCTAATATGACTAAAGATGATATGGTATATGAAGCTACTGTTTTTCATCCAATAGACGAAGCTGAAACTGTAGGTGTATATAAAAATAGATCTGAAGCTAATAGAATGGCTACTACTAAATTAAAAGAGTATGAAGAACGCCTTAAAGAAATCAGATCTCATATGGATGAGTATAGAAAGGCTAAAAAAGAAATCGACGAAAAGAAAAATAAAGCCAAAGATTTAATACAGAAAGCTAGATAGTATGGATCCACTAACTAAAGAATTAGTAAAATATATTCTTGAAGTTGATGAATCACCTGAATTTGTTTGCTCTAAGTGTGGATGGAAAGGGTATGATAATAATCACATATGTCAAGAACTAGATGAAGAATCCGACCCAGACCCTAATGTAAATAACGATAACATTCCGGGATGGGATTTTAAACGTTATATGAAATCATTTATAGAATATTGTGTTGAACAAGGAATGAATATTCGCCCATTACCTCGTTTAAATATAATTGGAGATGATTTTGATAATGCTTCTAAAATATTAGGAATGACAGGTTATTATGATCCTGCTGCTAAAACAGTAACACTTTTTACAGCTGAACGTCATCCTAAAGATGTATTACGTACATTTGCCCATGAATTAGTACACCATGAACAAAATATAGAAAATAGATTACATTCAACACCAGGAACCGATACTACTAAAGATCCTAAATTATCTGCGGTAGAAGATGAGGCTTATTTAAAAGGAAATCGTATCTTTAGGCATTGGGAAGATCAACTAAAAGAAAAAAATAAAAAACATGGCATTTAAAAGACTCATAGCAAATTCTGAAGGAGAATTAAAAGATATTCTTGAAGATGTTAAAAAGTGGTTTGAAACTACAAAAGATTTTACAAATGAATTTACAATTGAAAAACGTAAATTTTTAGATTCTGAAACTAAACAAATAGTTGAGAAAAATATAGATGTAATAAAGGTTACTGATAATAGGAATGATAAAAAAACAACAATAAAATTTATTCCACTTCTTGAAAAAGAAGAAATAAAAATTGAAATTACAGGCGGAAACGAGAATGTATTAACTAGTAAAATAGTAAATCAAATTAAAGGTAGAGGTGTTTTAAAAGGTTATACTAAAGATACTAAAGTACCTATGAAAGAACATATAATAAAAAAATCTGAAGTTAAAAAAATAATTAAAGAAGAAATAAAGAAATTAATATGAATAAAGTAAAATTAATATTAGTTGTAATTCTTTTAGTATTATTATATTTTGCATATACTGTACTTCAAGATAATTCAAATAAATATCATAAATATGAACATACCATCGATAGTCTTTCAACCCAAGTTAAAGCTTTAGATTCTGTTCATCATAAACAAGACAGTGTTATTATAATATATAAAGACAGTGTTGTTTATATGGATAAGATGATTGTTGAAGAAAAGGTAAAATATGTTCAAATTAAAAACAAATACAATGAAATACGCACTCTCGTTGCTAATTACACTCCTAATCAGCTTGACAGTTTTTTCGCAAAGCGTTACAGATACTAGTAAAATAGTATTACCATATTCAGTTGCTAAAAGAGTAGCATTAGATCTTATAGCATATGATAGTTTAAAATGTCAACATAATATAACACAAAATGTGTTGCAACTTACTGAAAGACAATCATCTATGAAAGATAGTTTAATTAGAACACTATCTAGCAAAAATGAAACTTATGCTCAACAAATAATATTATACAAAGAAAAAGAACAACAATATATTAATTATACTCAAACTTTAAAAAAAGATGTTAAAAAAGCTAAATTTAAAAACCATTTATTTAGTTTGAGTGCTATTGTAGCTGTAATGGCTGGTGCTTTAATCATATATTCTCATTAATAAAATTTATGTCAGATAACGTTTTAAAAAAAGAATTTCAACAACGCGACGTACAACGTCTCCGTAACCTTATGCAAGGTAAATATGGGGATAAAACCGCTGTTGGGATAGGTTATACTAAACAACAAGAATTTCACGGTGAAGGTGATGTTTGGGAGGAAGATGATCGAAAATGGACTATCAAAAATGGTGTAAAACAAAATATTACTAAATTAGATAAAGCAAAAAAAGAATTACATTTACCTTTATTTTGTCCTGAATGTAGCAGCATGATGAAACCACATCTTGATAAACGTTTTTGGATAATGTATGGTAGATGTCTTAATTGTCAAATTGATTTTGAAACAGAAATTAGAAGACAAGGTTTATGGGAAGAATATGAAAAAAATATTATAAACTCAGACGTAGATTTTCTTATAAAGGATTTCATGATATGGAGTGATGATGTTATAAACTCAACTGATTCTTTTATTACCGAAGCAGGAGATGTAGAAAGTTGGGTAGGTAAAGGTAAACAAGTGTTGTTACAAAACCGAGACGAAACTATTAAATATCTACAAAGTTTAAAGAAATGACAGAATACATTACTCCTATCATTATTGCTTTTATCACAGCTGTTTTAGGCCCTATATTAATAGAATGGGCTAAAGTTAGATTTAAGCCTAAAGCTAAAAAATCTCCAATTCAAGAAGCTATTGAATTAAATGAATTAGTTGATACTCAATTAGATTCTATAGTAGAAACAATAGAATGTGATCGTGTATGGATAGCTCAATTTCATAATGGTGGACATTTTTATCCAACAGGTAAATCTATTCAGAAATTTTCTTTTTTCTACGAAAAAATTACACCCGATACACTTTCAGTTCAACATACTTTCCAAAATATTCCTGTATCTTTATTTCCTAAACCTTTAGGTAAAATATACACTGATGGAGAATTATCTATCCCTAGTTATGCTAATGGAAATGAAACTTATGGTTTAGAAACATTAGCTAAAGATTACAACTCAAAATCATTTTACGCTGTTGGTTTATATAGTTTAGATAACCATTTAATAGGTGTTATGGGAATATCATATCGTCAAGAACATAAATTAACCAAAGACGAATGGATATTTATACGCCAGAAAGTAGGTGTTATAGGAACATTATTAACTGAATATTTAAAAACAACAAAAAAATGAATACTTTAAAACCTTGGGAACAATCTCTTACTACTCATACTCAAACAGGACAAACCATAGTTACACGTGATTATTCAGTAAATCAAGTTACTATTTCTCCAATGTCTGAAGCTGAAATAGTACCAGATCATGAAGAAGAAATTAAGATTGAAGAAATTAAATCTAAATCTAAAAAAAATAAACAAGAAGAAGATAAATAGGTTACATATTATTTAACTAAATTAAAATCTATGGACGGTGACCATAAAAGGCAAAAAAATAAATTTAGAGACAGCAGTTCACGTATGCCTAATGATAGCAATGTTCTTCAACCCTTTTGGGTTCGACGCGCTTTTTGCGTTGGTAATGAAATGGACAGGTTCTTATTGGACTACGGATTTAATTTTCTATTGCCTTTCGGGGCTTTTCTTTGGCTTATATTTTTACTTGCGTAAACGATTGAAGAATACGAAAAATTAACATATTTATACAAAATATAAACAATAACATAATGAAAAAATCAGAACTTAAAGCCAAAATCAAAGAAATGATTATGGCTGAAAATAATTTAGACGAAGCTAAAAAGAAAAAAAGCGAAGATACTATCGAAGATGATGACTTTAACTCCGAACCAGCTCCAGACTTTACTTCAAACAACGAACCCAGCATGGGATCTGAAGGTGATGACATTTCACCTGAAGTAAAAGCAGTACAAGATGCTTTAAATAAAGCTCAAGTAGAAGCTGAAAAATTAGGTGATAAAAAATTATTATCTCAAATTGGTAATACGATAACTTTTTTCACTCGTGCCCATATAGCTGAACCAGGTAAAGGTAAAGCAGCTAATCAAGGTTTAGCCGAATCATTAAAAAAAACTACAAGAAATAACTATTAATAAACCAACAAACACTAAAATTCTACCCAAACATGTTGTAGATCGCTTTGAAGAAACAGCAAACACGCGTAAGTTAAATCAATTATTTGGTGCTTTACGTGTTTTAAAATTAACTTGGATGAATGAAGGATTTGAAAAAAGTGAAATAATAGATTATATAAAATATTTAATAAACAAAATTTAAAAACATGAAAACACAAGAGTTATTTGAAAAAATGGATGCGCTTTACAATCTATTCAAACTTGAACATTCAGAAAAATCTAAAGCAGCTCATGGTCGCGCTCGTAAAAAATTAGGTGAATTTAAAAAACTAATATCAGAATATCGTAAAGCATCAACTGCTGAAGATAAAGCTAAATAATATGAATAAACGTCTTTTAACACCAACTGAGATTAAAAACGCGGATTATATTTATGATATTCTTAAAAAAGATAAAAAAAGTTTTGTTGCAAAATATGGTAAAGACGCTGAAAAAATAATGCGTGGTCGTGCTATTAAAAACGCTAAGAAAAAAACTGAACAAATGCATAAAGACAAAATTAAAGAGATGGTTAAATCTTCTCTTCAAACTCCACCCAAAATAAACGCTAAAGAATATCTACTACAACGTGAAAATAAAATTAATCCTTCTGATGTAGTTAAAATGGATATTCCATTATTTATTCGTATGTTAGAATACGCTCGTGAAGATGCTAGTACTGATATAAACTTACATGATGTTGCTGAAAAGGCAACTTCTTTAAGTGCTAACGGTAAAACACTTACTATGGCTGATTATGCTAATCTTGTTAAAGGCGAAATGGAAGAAGGTTTACCTAAAGGATATTTTAAAAAAGAATTTGGTATAGGTGGTCATAAAAAACAAATGGAAGAAAACATTACTGATCCTCAAGAAGAAACAGAAATGTCTCATTCACAATTAGTGTCTATTCAATCTAGTGTTGAAGATTTAATGAAAAAAATCGATAGTGGTGAACAATTAGATCCGTGGGTTTTATCTAAATTAACTATAGCCCAAGACTACTTAGAAACAATTGATGATTACTTAAAAGGTAAACCATTAAACGAAAAACATCTTACTCTGGCTGAAAAGAAAAAGAAGGAAGAAATTGTTAAAGCAATGAAGAAAACTTTTAAAGGTCCTAAACCAGCAATGTACGCTATTGCTACTAAGAAAGCTGAAAAAGTAGCTGAAGATAAAATAGATGAAACATTTGGTCAACTTGTTAGTAAACTTAAAAAACAAGGCAAATCAGGTAAAGCAGCCACTAAAATAGCAGGAGCAGTAGCAGCTGCTAAAGCACATGGAGCTGGTAAAGGTCCATCTACTAAACAAAAAGCTAGATTAACTGAAAAGATCATATCTAAACTAAAAGATAACAATGACTAAAAATGAATTAAAAGATAAAATCAAATCATCAGTTAAAAAAATTTATAAACCTGAAGTATCTGCTGCGGCTATCGTGGCAGATTCTCATGCTGATAAATTTCCAATATTATCTGAATTCCCACAGTTTAGAGACATTTTAGTACTTCTACTAACTCCAGAATATGAGACTTTTGTAGATGATATACATTGGGTAGCTCCTAAACCATTAACATTTAGAATTATATTAGTTAATGGTGAAATGTTTTATCTTATTCATACTGATAGAAGTTGGATAGCACAAGTATCAGGTAAAAAATATTATCTTTTAAATGTAGGTGAAGAAGAATTTGCTTCTGAAGCAATATCTCGTCTTTTATATTATGCTAATCAAGCTGTAGAAAAGAAAGAAGTTGAACCTGAAATAGAAGTTCCTCCAGCTCCTAAAGAAGAAACACCAAAAGAAGAAACACCAAAAGAAGAAACACCAGAAGCATAATGGATACATTTGATAAATTTTTTGTAAAATTTGGATATAAATTTCCCAAAGGATACCCTGACATGAATAATAAACAAGATGTTTTATTATTAGAATCGTTATTAAAAAACATTCTAAACGAAGACGTTAAAATAAAAGAAAACGATGAAACACAACCTAAGACAACTAATTAAAGAAGTATTAATAAACCATAAACCAGATTGTGGTTGTGGATGTAATGGTAAATGCGCTAAAGCACCTAAACTAAATGAAAGTTTAGAAGTAGTCATTACTGAAAATATGAAATATCATATTAATAATAAAAAACCATTATCTGAAAATACATTTCGTTATAGTTCAAAAGCATTTTTAGATTTATGGGCTGAAGCTAGATACTTGTATTCTCGCAATGCTATAAACATATCAGGTCTTGATAAAGAAATAATAACTGAATCCGATTTAGGTGAATATGGTTTATTTGAAGGTAAAAAAGTACCTTTAGATATGCCTATGGTTGAAGAAGAACAAGTTCCCTGGACTGAAAAAGTAATAAAATACGCTAATGAACATCCAGGAGTTGGACCAGTAAAAGATCTAGATAAAACTCAAGTAATGTCTATTTTATATAAATTAGATTTACCTACTACTTTAGCTAATTTAGTTTTAAAAGATATTAAAAATTTAAATGAATCTAAAGATGAAAAACACCCACCGTTAAATAAACCTCATCGTGGTGGTTCTAAAAAGTTTTATGTGTATGTTCGCGATCCTAAAACCAAAAATATCAAGAAAGTATCATTTGGCGCGGCAGGTGGTGGACAAAATTTGTCCGTTAAAATTCGCGACCCTAAAGCGCGAAAAGCGTTTGCTAAACGCCAACATTGTGCTGATAAACATGATAAAACTAAACCAGGTTACTGGGCTTGTCATATAGGTAGATATTGGAAATCATTAGGTGGTGGCTCAAATTTTAGTGGATATTGGTAAAATATATTAAACATGATAAAATTAACTAATATATTAAATGATTCATTTAACCCAAATGTTTATCAAGTAGAAGCTAAATTAATAGTTAATACTGAAGAAAGATCTATGTCTGATGTTTTATCTGATATACGTGCTATAAAAGGTGTTACTATTGTAGATATTGAAGCTCAAGATGATAAAACTACAAGCCCACGCCATGTAGTAACTATTAAAGTAAAAATAGACCCAGCCCCCTTTAAACCTTTTACTAAAGAATCATTTAAACAAATATTATTAGGTGTAAAACAAACACCAGCAGTATTAACAGCTCAATTTACTTCTAGCCCAATAATAGTATGATAAAATTAACTAACATATTATCAGAAATATTAAATGAAGACAGATGTAAACGTATAGCAGATCGCAGATATGATAAACCTTCGGCTTATAAATCTGGAGCTATAGTTCGTTGTCGTAAAGGCCATATTTGGAAAGACTTAAAAGAAAAAAAAGAAACTCTACATACATGGTTTAAACGTAAAGGTACACCTGGTAAAGAAGGTGGATGGGTTGATTGTAATGCTCCAATCCATAAAGATGGGGAAATAGTAGGATATAAAGCATGTGGTAGAAAAGAAGGCGAAAAACGCGCTAAATACCCAGCCTGTCGACCTACTCCGGCAGGATGTAAAACAAAAGGTAAAGGTACAAAATGGGGAAAAACAAAATGATAAAACTAATAGAAATACTAAAAAAAGAAAAATCATCTGAACTACATTTTCCAGATGGATTTCAACCAGCTAAAACTGTACCTGAAGGTGGAGCAATGTGTGCTAATTGTGCTAAATGGAACAAAGAAAAACAACTCTGTGAAGGTAAATATTACATAGACTGGAATGGCAACGGTGAAATACACAACGATGCTACAAAGTATGTTTGCATTTGGTGGGTTAAAAAAGGTAAAAAGTGAAACCTTATAAGGATTTAGAAGTCGAAGAAAGTGTTGTAATAAGGGTTTTTAATCAAGAAATAGACCCTATAGAATTAATGTGGCATAGAGACAATGAGGATAGGATAATAGAGTCTATAGGAGTTACTGATTGGAAAGTTCAACTTGATAATACTTTACCTGTTTTGATTAAAGGACAGATATTTATACCTAGAGGAGTTTGGCACCGAGCAATAAAAGGTACAGGAAATTTAAAACTAAAAATATATAAATTATGAATAATTTAAGACTAAAAAGATTAATTACACAACTACTAAAAGAATCCATTAAAGGAGAAGTAAGGTATAAAGGTAAAACTTATAGCAAGGAAGAGATAAAGGATATGCGTGATTGGTTAAAAGATGTTCAATGGGCAGATCTAGACTCCGAAGAGGTAGATGATTTGTCTGATGAAGAAGTATTACAAGGCGTAAATATAAATTATGAGGGAGGTTTAAAAAACTTTCGTCATAATAACAATTTAAGTGAGTCTAAAGAAGTTGAAGTAGAAGTCCCGGAGTTTGTAGAAACTAAAATCAAACAATCTTTATCTCAATTAGATAGATGGGAAGCAAACGGTAAAGAATTAAAACAAAATTATAGAAATAAAGTAGGTAAAAAAATACTTCAAATAGAAGCAAAAACCTTAACTCCTTTAGAAATTTTTCCATCTATGATAGAAGCTAAAGAACAAACCCAAATTAATGGAATTAGAAATTGTGCCGCTGGTTTACAAAAAACCGCTGGGGGGTATATTTGGGTATATAAACATCCTGAAAATCCGTATTTTGAATATATCATTAATGAAAATGAAATCATACGTGTATTTGAAAATAACTATTCAGGAAATGAAGAACTTTGGCACCGTGATGATGAAGATAGAATAGTTGAAATTATAGGTAAAACAGATTGGAAAATACAATTAGAAAACCAACTACCCACTTCTATGAATCAACCAATATTTATACCCAGACATGAATGGCATCGTACTATTAAAGGAACAGGAAATTTAAAACTAAAAATATATAAATCATGAATAATTTAAGACTAAAAAGATTAATTAAAGAAAGTCTAAAAGGATATAAATCATGGAAATTAATCCAACCTGAAACAATAACTATTAAAGGTGGTGAAGTTAAAATTGGAAATAAAGTATCAACTATCAACCCTAAAACTAAAAAAACAGAAACAGGCACGATAAAAAGCATAACTAAACTACCTAATGGGAACGAAGTTGATTTAACTGTAGATATGGGAAATGGAGAATTACTACATTCTTCTGCTAAATTCTTTGAAAAAATAAATGAATATAAACTAGATGAAGTTAAAGTATCTACTATTAGTATAGGAGATAAATTTACATTATCCGCAGATTTAGGTAAATTCAAAAAAGGCGATAAAGTAGAAATTATAGGAAAAAAACCAGATGGTGATGATATAAAATTAACTTTATATAACGGTAAAATTAAAGATACATTTTATTTAGATAAAAACGATGAAATTGAAACTAAAGAACTAAATGAAATAGCAATAGCTACCGATTACCAATTTACTCCTCAACAACTAGAATTAATTAAAAAATATGGAGGTAAATTATCTACAGGTGGTAATGCTTTATATATTCCTGATGTTCTTAAAATTCAATTAGACCAAAATGTAAAAGATTCTAAATTTAAACAAGAATTCTATGAAACATTTGGTCCTGAAAGAAAAAACTTAGCTTCACAATTAATGTCTTCTATGAAATTAGCCATTAAAAAAGGAGGCTCAGCTAATATAAAAGGTAAAAAATATTTTACTATAGAAGGACATATGACTAAAAATGGTAATTTTAACTTTCCTAACCCATCTAGACCAGAAAATAAATAACAATGTTTAAGTTAATACATGAAGAGGAAGAAAAATTACCTCGAAATAAATATATTATAGTAAAAATAGAATTTAATAATGGAGAGAGTATGTATGTTAGTGGAATAAATCATAATCTTAATTCTCCAAAAGCGTTTGGAATGAATCATTTTACAAATGCATCAAGACGTAAGGACTTTAATCTTGATTATTATAAAAACAACATTAAAAGTTTTAATAAAGTAGGAGCATATGATAACTATGAAGATTTTAATAATGAACTAAAAAAACTTAGAGAAGAAGATTTTAGATATAATGAACTGTTACCACTAGATAAATATTTTTTACTAAAAGTAACATTCCCCGATAATTCAACCTATTATTTTATTTATAATACTTATAATAAAAAAAATAATCGTAAAATTAAAAATATTATTAAAGTCTTATCTTTAAATGCTCTAGGTAGTG